AGCGCCTGTGCCACCAACTCCAGTTGCACCAGTTCCACCAATAAACCCAGTAGCACCAGTTCCACCAACTCCAGTTGCACCAGTTCCACCAATAAACCCAGTAGCACCAGTTCCACCAATGAACCCAGTCGCACCAGTTCCACCGATCCCAGTAGCACCAGTTCCACCAATAAATCCAGTAGCGCCTGTGCCGCCAACTCCAGTTGCACCAGTTCCACCAATAAATCCAGTAGCGCCTGTACCACCAATTCCAGTAGCACCAGTTCCACCAATGAATCCAGTAGCTCCAGTGCCTCCAATAAATCCAGTAGCGCCTGTGCCACCAACTCCAGTTGCACCAGTTCCACCAATAAACCCAGTAGCACCAGTTCCACCAACTCCAGTTGCACCAGTTCCACCAATAAACCCAGTAGCACCAGTTCCACCTGATCCAGTTGCACCAGTGCCACCAATAAATCCAGTTGCGCCTGTGCCACCAATAAATCCAGTTGCGCCTGTACCACCAATAAAACCAGTAGCGCCAGTTCCACCTATTGAACCATTAGAAGTAGAAATGCCACTTCCATTCCAATATAAAGTAGAACCACTAGCGTATAGAACATTAGCAGTAGAATATGGTATGCCACTAGGTAAACGAATGCCGCTAGCTACAGTAAGATTGCCAGAAGTTACAATATTTATATTTGGAAACCAGCCTGAACTTGTCCAGCTCAATACATTACCAGATTGAATGCCGTTTGTATAAACTGGAAACCCCTGAATCGACCCCGCATTCCATTGAGCAACGCCACTTCCTACTTTACTAGCAGATAAAGAAATAATCCATGGGGGATCAATATAACGACCTGTAGTAAATACAACATTATTTAAAGTTAGCTTATCTCTTTGAATTATTGGCATTATTTATTCCTACTGAATATCAATCAAATGTAATTTTTAAAGTTCCGCTAGCAAATATAAATTGACTATCTTTTAAAAGCGTTTTTGCATTCGTAAGTCTTCCATGAAATAATATATTGCCTTGCTGTGCAGTTGGGCTATCTGTTAAAATAACTCCATTAACCTGACCCAAATCATTACCACTAACGGGAGGAAAAATAATTCCAGATTTATTATGTGTTGCTGTTGCATTGCCATTAATATAAGGAATTTCCCAATTTTTATCGGTTCTAGGAACTGCTTGTCTATAATATCCACAAGTGCCATCTGGTGGTTCTTGAGACATATTTCCTTCTTCAAGAGCTGTTGCATTATAAGTTTGTACAAGTCCTACATAAAAAGCTGTGTCAGAAGCGTTAAAAGGAGATGGCAAAGATTGGCCTCTCATTAAAAAACTTAGTATGCCAGACTCTAAATAATTTGATAAAGCACCCATGAACAGTCCTCCAAGTTAAAAATAGTATAATCATATTTATATACACAAAATAAAAAAAGAACGGGCCAAAGCCCGTTCTATTATTTTTTATTATTGATAGCTTAAAATTAGAAGCTAGCGGCGAGAACTCTACGGTTATCAAGAACACCGAAACCAACTTCGGCCCAACCATAATAACCTTGACGTTGACTTCTGTGAAGACCTTCGTCTTCGAAGATCTCAACTTCTCTCTTGACTGGCATGACAAAGCTATCTCTAGCATTGAGGTCCAAGCCAACGATAAGTTCAACATCAGAATTAGGTCCAAGGGAACCAGAAAGGTCACTTGTGAAGAAGGTTTGATATTCTTGACCGTCACCGAATTCAAACAAGCCCGTAAGATTAACACCAAAGATTCTCGTCAATGGAGCTGCATCTTCTGTGGCTTGATAAACTTCACGACGAGAAACTTCGTCTAATTGATCAATGCCCCAGTTACGGATATCTTCAATAGCTTCAGGTGACAAGTAAAGGTCGGTTAAGCGACCCGTAGCTGTAACACTGTTACCACCACCATTGCGCAACATCACTGTTTTAGCAAGGGAGATAAGGCGCTTGGTGAACTGGCCAACAGCAGCATCGCCATCATAGACGAGGATATTGCGGTCAACAGCAGCGGCAAGAATCGTGTGCCAACCATCGTCGTTCAACTTCTTAACGAAACCGGACTCAAGAACTTGCATTGCACGGGCAATGATGTCCCAGCGAGCTTCGCGAGCATAACGAAGAAGGAAGTCAATGCTGTTGGTGATGCCGTAGGTGTTAACCATGACGTAATCGCCTTCAACGTGACGTTCTGGAATACGACCGTGGCCCGGATTGGTATAAGCTGTGTAGTCACGCTCTGTACCGGGAGCAAGAAGGTCGAGTGGGAATTCAGGCTGTGAACCCGGTTCCAAAACCATCTTCTCGTAGATATTCGTTACGACATCGCCGAACATGATTCCCTTACGTAAAGGCAATTCAAGGGCTTTCGCAATTTCTCTTTGTGCGTCCAAAGCGACTGCTTTGTCAGAGTGGCCTGAACGAACTAAAAGATTGATAAACTGATCACTTGGTCTCTGTAACATTCGATATTCTCCTATTTCTATTTATTTAATTAAGGAAGGTTAATTTCAACTTTGGCATAACCATCAGCATCTTTGGACGTTAAGAAACGACCAATTTTAACAGCGGCAGCGTCTAAAGCAACGCCTCTTGTTGATGTTGAGATTAAACCACTGTCGGCAACGTATGCAGCATCACCAGCAGCTGGTGTACCAGTGCCAGAGATCCTATTGGTAACAACATAACCTTTACGAAGAATCGTAACTTTGCCACCCTTTTGGATCTCGTCTTTGTGCCAGTTAATGTGTTGACGTGTGAGGTCAATACTAACCATATCATTTAAGAGAATACCAATTGGAACTTTGCCGGAAGGATTTGCAACGTAAGTAACTAAACTTGCGGATGAATCCATAGCAGCACCAGCAGGATTACTGCCAGTAGCCAATGTAACAACACCACCTCTTTCAGCGACTTCGTTCATGAAGAAAGAAACGTCAGTCTGAATTTCGTAACGATCACCTTTTAATGCCATTTGAATAAGCTCCTTATATTACTTAATGTTAGCCGTTGTTTTTAATACGCTATTGCTGAACCACTCACTTGCAAAAGATCTAATAGACTCTTCTTCACCAGATTCGCCCATTGGAATTTGATTTTCTGTTGCAACAGCAGTGTCCAAGACTTCTGCTTCTGCTTCATTTGCGTCAACTTCTTCAGATGCAAATGCTGGCTTTTTCTTAGCTTTGTCAGTTGGCTTTTCGTCTTCCTTCATTTCTGTAGGAGCTTCTTTTGACTTTGCAGTCATTTTAGCCTTCTTCAATACAGCAACAACGCTTTCAAATACTTCATCAGCTAAAGATTCGAATTGAGCTGAAGTTTCTTCAACTTCAGATTCATCTAAACCAGCTTCAGATAATTCAGCTTTGCGCTTTGACATTTGCTTTTCTTTTTTCATCTTGATCATTTCTTCAAACATTTTTTTCTTGTCTGTCTTTTCAGCAGCAAGAGCTTCTTGAGCTTCAGAAAGTTGAGCTTGAAGGTCGGCAACAGTAGCCTCGACTTCAGACTTAGCCTTCTTAGCTTTTTCGGTTTCTTCTTTCATCTTGCTAGCTTCTTCTTTCATCTTATCTTTCATCTTGTCAGTAGCTTCTTTTGCTTCCGCAAGTTCAGCCTTTAGAACTTCTAAATCATCTTGCATAGTAATCTCCTCAGCTTTCGATTCGTTAAAAACAGTAGAATGTTGTTTGTTTAAAATTACACTACGAGGGTTAGCGGGCTTTTTAACAAGACCAACACCAGAAAAAGAAATGTTACGTAATAGTCTACCTACTTTATACCCATTATATTCACCTTTGCCGCCATAAGCTCTTAAATGTTTAGTTAAGAAAGCAGAAGATTCTTCTCTTTTAATAACTTTTTGATCGCCCGTAGAGCTTATCAGGGCGTAATCAAAAGCAGGAAAAAGGCATTCCATTGACACATGCCAAGTCTTACCTTGTTCAACATCATCAATGATATCTTTCATCCTAGCTTTTAATTCGTTAGATGACCAACTAGTATAAAGCACAGATCCAATAGTAATATCAAAATATGCAGGTAATTGCGCCACATCGTTAATATCGTCAGGTAATCTATTGCCATCACCATCAGTTACATAACATGTTGTAATATGACCTATGATATCTTTTTCATCATGCATATAATTAAATTGTTTATCTTCTGGAGTGGACCTAGCATTCCACATCTCAGCGGCATCGAATACATCATCATTTTTATTCCATCCAGCACTAGCTAAGATAGATTTAATATAATATAAATCGATTTGATTTTGATTTTCAGCTATAGCTTTACAAGTAGTAAAGTCATTTTCTGTTGGGGTGTATGGTATAGCTTCAGAGCAAAATGCAATAGAAGCATTGCTCTTGACTAGTTCTGCTATACCATCTTTTATCTCTGACTTAAATATTTGCATAGTATGTTACCTCATAAAAATATACACACTTAAACCTCAACAGCGGATAAATTTACATAAACAGAAGCGTAAATATATTTCATCTCATCTACGGTTGGTTTTCTTGTATTTAAATACACAAAATTTTCAATTTCATCGCCAACTTCTGTTACAAACGCTTCAGAGGGTCTATGAGATTTATCTATTAACTCTTTAATAATTTCTGAATTTAATTCAACAAACGGTTCAATTCCAGTTAATAGACATAGCTTAAGATACTCAAGTTGATCAAACTCACCCCTAGTTAAAGATCTCACATTTTTCTTTTTATAAAAATCTAACATCATAGGTGTTACTTCATCTGCAATAGCTTTTTGAACATTATAAGCCCAAAGAATAGCCGCCGCTTCTCCCGACTTAGGAAGTACAGTTTTAGTTTTTCTTTTTGTTTTATCTTTTTCATTCAGGGGTCTTCCCCCTTGCGGATTAGATTTAGCTGGTTTAGCTTGTTGATTAGTGCCACCTCCAGCTGGAACGGGATTCATTGGTGGAGGAGGAACATCAACTTTAGGCAAATCAATGTCATCATAAAATTCATCATCTATTGCGTCTTTTGTAACTAAAATTTTAGCTACATCATTACGTAGATTTGGATTATGATATGGGCTTGCTTTTCTTGGAGCAACATTATCTGCTCTACGAACTTGCTCTTCTCTTCTAAGTCTAACCTTTTCAATACCCGGCATTTCACCAAACCTTTCGAGTATAGTTTCTTGTGAAATAATATCTCTATCAGCAAGATTAATAAGTAATTGCTTAGCAGCAGATTCGTCTGATAAAATAATAGTATCAAATCTAATTTTAGCTGGAAGTCTGAAACCCATAGCTTTTTGAACAGCTTCAATTTCTTTAATCCAGAATTGAGTTAATACTCCACGACCATATTCTAATCTTTCAATAAGCATTTTTAAAGATACATAGTTATTACTATATCCACCACCACTGCCAGCAGATCCAGTTAAGGTAGGTGGAATGCCTAGCCCAGCGTAGATACTAGCTAATACAGGTTGATATTTTTCACTACCTAAGAATTTATAAACTTGAGATTGACTCTCTTTAAAGTCTAGTTCTGGCCCCCATACCAAGTCCATAGTACCACCACCAGTATTAGAAGC